CAACCAGTAATCTTCTAACATTGATTGATGTCTGCGATCATCTTTGACTTCACCAGAATCCGAATCGTAAACCAATCGATTCTTATAACGAGTCATGATGTCACGGATATATTGTTCGGCTTTTAATTTTGGTAGGTTTCCTACATCAATATAAAAAATTCTCCTTTCTGGAGAGCGACTAATCCTATAGATAACAACCGCATCTTCCATCATTCGTAACTGATTGATAGGTTTAATTGCTTTATGCAAATGGCTGATTATGACATTCCTTCCATGGTCAAACAATCCAGAGTTTGAATGTGCAATAGTATCTTTATGTATCTTAATCCCTTTAGTATTATCATAACGCATTGCATCTTTCAATTTATCAAAATATATAAAATATTCCTCTACGTTATCAACTAAATCAACACCGTTAGGACCCCTAACCTTATTTGTCTCTTTAAATTTTCTAATTTTTCTGGGATCTATATAACGAACTTCTTGAATTCCTTCTTTTTTCTTTTTCTCGTCTACAAGCATATGGAAATAAATTCTTCCATCTACATACCATTTCCGGTATAAATCATAACCTTTGCGGTTAAAATCGAGTAAATTTATGATTTCCTTCCATTCCTTGTGTATTTTATCTTTAATACTGTCCGGAGCACCGAGATTTTCTAAATCTATGGAGACTACATCCTCTTTATCGTCCGCAACAACAATAGAATCATTAATAATATCATCAATGGCAGCATCAACCTCAGATTGAGTCTGTAAATCTCGATACTTATTAATCAATTCTATTTCATTTTTCCAAGAACCATCAAGGTCTAAATAGGCACCCTGAGCACCACCTGCGGCAACAACGGACGCACCGTCATCGCTTACCGGTGGTGCAAAGGACCTTGGAGTCTTTTTCTTTTTAGTAATTTCGTAACCAAATATACTAGCCATAAGTATCTACCTCTGTATAGATATTTATGTTACCCTATAATGTTGCGGCCCCTATAGGTGTTTGAATTGTGATACCTAGAGCATCACCAGAATCTTGACTTTCCCAATGACTATATGCCCAAGTACAATCAAAAGTTTCTACCTCATCATTGGAACTCCAATCTAAACCTATTTCGGCAATTGCGGTTGGCCAGATATTTTCAATTTTATATTCACGGATCGCAGCCCCACCTTTTCCAAATTGCTTAACAGTTGCAGATCCTTTATAAGATGATGGTGTTGTTTTACCAATACCACGCACATTAGAGGAATTACCTAAAATATTTTCTTGCCAGACTTCTAATATCCTACGAATTGCAAAATCTTCATCATTGATAATAGTAGTTGTCCAATCTTCAAAGGTTTTACTTCCAGCAACTTTGACTTCCCTACCAAAATAATTTAAAGTAGTGATCCCAATAGTCGCTCCTGGAATAGAACTTGCTTGAACTAAAAATCTCATATTTGGGGCAGGATCAATACCCGAAGGTGTTGCTATAGTTACCTCAAATAAATTTGGTCGGGCCCCACCACCTGGTAGGGCGCCAACAAACTCGTCTATCCTAAATGCCATCGTTTTACTCCTTTTATCCTACGACTTCACTAAAGTCTACACCACTTCTAACAGCAACAAAGTTTAGTCTGATGTAATTAATTGAACGTGCTGGTTTAATGTAAATATCCCCAACAAATTCATTTCTATCAATTACTGCACTGGTATTATTTGAAGTATCACACACTACTTTGTAATCGTATACACCTCGGCGTGCCTTAACATCTCTTAAAAATGGTTCTACCATATTTCTGAATTCTGAACGTGTAAATTCATCGTTAAACTCAAACAACATTGATTTTGCGGCAGCTGAAACTGCTTTTTCAATATGAATGAACAAACGTCTGACATTAATTCTATCAAATGCAGATGGTTTACTTTGTGATGTTTTATCTCCGAATAGTACAACACCCTGACCTGGGAATGATACAACAGGATTTACTCCTGCTTTGTATAATTTATCTCTAGCAGCCTGATCTGGGTTGAAGTATAATTCATAGACATTTCTTACATTCCCACGATTATAACCAGCAGGTGACCACCAAGAATCGTTCGTTTGCTCTGTTAATGCAGTCAAGCCAGCAGTATCCCCATTTAGTGGAATTGATTCATAGGTGTCGGTATAGCGATTATACACCTTTTTCCAACCAGAATCAACAACCATATATGAGGTATTGAGGTCTTGCCAATCCGCAATTTCAGTTGCTTTAGTTGAAACAGTCTCAGTTGGACTAGTTATATCTTTTGTATCTGTTAATTTTGGGGGTGATACAAAACCTATACAATCCTTTCTCGATTTTACTATTGTACTAATTGTACTTGCTACACCATCAGCTGAAGCAGTAGCGCTATTTTCCCCAACACCACCAATTAAAAAGGAAACATCAGTTGTTTCTTTATCTTCCCACAAAAGAGTATAAATTGCCTTTCTGTTGGCTGCAGTATTTGCATCGGTACTCCCTACACCACCACCTAAAATTTCAACACGAAAACCAGCATCAGTCCCAGTGGGATTTTCATCAGTAACATTTTCATCATAAGCCGTAAATGACGTAGTTGAAGTTCCACCCTCCCAGTTACCAACATCAGCATCGGTTAGCAACTCAGTCCAATCTCCGGTAAAGTAAATCCATTTTGATTTATTATACAACACATCCTTAATATAATTGGATGCACCAAATGAATCCTTTGCATCATTTGCCAATGAAAGACCAGTAAATTTTTCTAAAATGGTTCCTTGAACTCCTGTAATAGTTCCCCTTTTATCAAAAACTGCCACATGAACCTCATCATGAGATCCGCCCCTAGCCTCTACATATGCAGTATGCTGTGGCATATAATCAAATTCATTTCCAAAAGTAATAGTTACTGTATCGGCACTACTAGATGCGGCACTAGCACCAGTTGTCTTATTTAAATATGCCTCTGATCCAGCTACAGTAGAACCTGAAGTTAATAATGCAACACCTATTTCATTTCCTTTTATTCCGGGATACCTAGCAATCCAACTATCAGAGGTAATACTCAAAGAATTAAAATGTGATGTATTTTTTACTGCAACTCCAGTACCAGAACTAGTTGCATTTCTATCACTACTATCTACACTTCTTCCAACTTGTAAATTGCTTGCATATGATAAATAGTTTGCGGCAACTAACCAGTTGTCAGATGCCCCTTTTAATGGTTTTCCGAAAACTTCGACTAAATCTGTTTCTGATGTAACTGTAATTGCCTCTTCTGCGGGACCCCACTCTGCGGCGATCACTATACCAGCAGATGAGCCTCCAATAGGAGGTACAGTAGTAGTAAGGTCGGTTTCTTTTATTAATATACCTGGACTAACTAAATCTGCCATTTTCCTTTCTCCTTATGTAAAATTAGATTCCCTATCACAAAATTTGTTTTGTATTGATATTTATAAAAACCAACTTTTTGCGATAAATCTAACTTTAATTGTAAGTCCAAACTTGTCCATCCCCATCAACGAAGGTTTCATTTTCCGTGCCGTCAGAAATGAACCCAAATGGTAGTACATCTTCCTCTAGTTGTTTCATTCTATCAGCATACATTTTAGTTCTCAAATCTTGATCCATCAAATCTTTAAAATATTGTTGCTGTGTAACCCATGAAAATAAAACTAAGGTCATCACTAAATCATCAGTTGCACCTTCCGTTGCCTGATAGCTTTTCCCCTTAACCGAAAAGGTAGTCAATTCAGATATTGTATCAAAATCTAACAATAGAAGTTTATCTTCCTCAAGTAAAGTTTTTAATGTACTACAACCTATTCTTTTTACCTGTGGTGTAGTTCTAATCCCAAAAATGGTATCCTTTGAGAAACCACCAGTAACTACTTGACCTGCTCTACCTCTGATAACAGAGGATAACATATGCTCATATTCTAAATCATAATATAAAGTATCCGCAACTTGACCACCAATATCATTTGCCTCAACTACTAACCAAGCATCATTATATTCTTTCGCAAATCTATGTATAACACTGGGATATAATAATGGAGTGATTTTATTATCCCTATATCTAGCAACAACTCTATATGGTAAATCTGTTACGTCAATCACACTGAAGGCAGAATAATCCTTTCCTGCACCCCTAGCAACATCCACAGAAAAAACATAACTCCTATCTTTCTTAGGTAACTCCCAAACTGATAGGCCATCTTTACTTGATATAGGCTCTTTAAATGTGAAACTTCTCAACTTAGTTGCTGAGATTAGAGTATTAGTTGAACCAATAAATTCTGTTTCAAACTCAACCCTAAATTGATCTTCTGATGTATTTCGTATAGTTTGTTCTTTCCAATCCTCATCCCTTCCAGGAACCTGACTCCAGTGAACATCAATAGGGGTGTAATCACTTCTATTTTCGACTGCATCAGTCCACATTTTATAAAACTGATTCATTCCATTAGGAGTAGAAACAATCAATACCTTAGTAGTATTACCAGAAGAAATTGTTGGATATACTGATCTAAAAAATTCGTCTGCGATATGCTCTGGAACAAAGGCAAATTCATCTAAAAATATAATATTGAATGTTCCACCCCTGATTGCACTCGAGGAAGTAGAAGATGCAAGAATTTTAGAACCATTTTCTAGTTCGATATTACCTTTATTCCATTCAACTACACCTTGCTGTAACCACAAAGGTAAATGCTCATATGCAAGTTGCAATCTACCTAACAATTCCCTAGCAGTATTTCCTTTATTTGCTAGAATTCCTATCCTAACATCTTGATTATATAGAACGTAATGTAATAGAAAAGCAATAATTGTGGTAGATTTTCCTGTTTGGCGAGGCATTTTACAGATTACAAAACGATCATCTGTAAAACTTCTAATCATATCTTCCTGAAAATCCCATAAATTAAAATCTACTAAGCCATCATCCACAGTTACAATTTTCATGTAGGTTTTAATGAAATGGATAGGATCCTGGCTACACTTAATATACTCCTGCACCTGATCTTGTGTAAAATCTACAGGTACATTTGCCTTTTTAAGATTTGGATTGCCGAGATAATTTACACTGTTCATAAATTTAAACTTAACGATGGTGGTTTTTTACTCCACAGATTTATAGATAAAGCAATCCGATCACCCGTAAATGGGTTAACCTTATGTGTATATGAACAATCGAACATAACCAATCTATTTTTTTCTGGTTTCACTGTAAGATCCTCGTCTGGCATTTTTATGATTAGTTCTCCACCAACACAATTCACATCAAAATAAAATACACAACTCATACTAGGGTTAATTACTTTATTAAAAAACTTATAATAATATTCGTCCTTATCTTTATGCCATGGTAATTTACCATTTGTTGTTGGATTCATCCAATACTCGTATGTTGACCAAGTATCTTTAATTAATTTCTTTTCAAACAATAAATCGAGAAATTCGT